CCTGGCATGCTCAATGGACGAGGCCGCCATGAGCTCAATATCAGTCACATCACAGCCGGCATCCGTCTTGAGTCCCTTTTCTTTCGCCATCTCGGCTACCGCCCTGAAGCCCAGGCTCCTCTCCGTGCTGGATACCATCGCCACCATGATCCTGCTGGCTGTCTCGTATGTGCGCTGCTCCCAGTCTATGCCGCCCGGGCGCATGATGCCGGTCCCGTCGCTCCTGAATGCCGGAAGGATGTGACCCGCGGCAAGACCGCCCTCTATTGCCGGCTCCGATACGGATATGTCATAGTCCATCCTTAACCATCCGCCCGACGCACTGATACCCATGGCCCGCATTGCGCCCACGAATTCCGGTACTGGCCTGTCCGCCTTGCCGCCCCTGTAGTCCACGCTCTCTTTCATGGATCCGCACCACACCGTGATGGTGCCCCATTCCCCCGGACGGGCCGCCAGGATCTCTGCTATAAGCTCGCCTACGGTATATATCCCATCAAGTTCGACCTTGTAAGGAGTGATACCGTCAATTCCTTCTTCGCCTGTCTGTACTAATCTCATGTCTGTTGATGTTTAATTGGGTGAGTTTTCTATTGTTGGTGTGAGGATGTGGCATTGATTCCGGTTCTGCCTTTGGCACCCCAGTATCTCTTGGCACCATCCTCCCATATCGTATATTCACCGACCGGACCCACGAAACGCCCCTTGGCTATAGCCTTGAACCCCTCCACGAATATCTTCTGGTCCGCATCGTATGCAACCTTCTCTGCAGTGCGGCCGCCTGGCCTGTTGCCGTCGGCATGGCTCACGAATATCAGCAGTTTGTTGCGGTGCCTGCCTGCGAACTCCCTGTAACGTGCCAGGCTCATCCCTGTGTACTGGAAGCTGTCTATCACTACGAAGTCCGCGCTCTTTGGTTTGGCAAGACGTTCGCTGAGCTCATCGATCGGCTCCCGGTCAAGCAGGGAGAACCGCTTGTTGACCTCCATCATGCCATGCCTCACCAGCGTCTCCTGCATGCTCAGGCTCGTACCCTGTTCGAAGCTGTCGTATATGACCCTGCCATGCTTGCAAAGCTCCTTGCAAAGCTGCATCATGAAGCTTGTCTTGCCGTTGCCGGATTGGCCCCATATGAACCATACACCCTTGGATTCAGGGTTGGCGAACGCGTCCTGCCATACCCCTGTGAACGGAATTTTATTTTTCTTCATCTTCACTACCTCTCTTACTGAATATGCCCTTGCCATTCTTATGTCGTTTGAATGCTGTTCGTATGGTGTTCGCTCACTATTCATGCCCCTTGTGCCTGGGACGCCTCCGCCACCTTCCTGGCGCGGTGTATGGCACCTTTCACGCAACGCAGGTCGAATTCCGACTTCTCGGTGTCCCTTATGACCTCCGATATGCGTCTGCGGTCGCTCAGCCCGTTGGCGTGGCATATGGCCGCCACGTCCACTGCCGATGTGGGCTCAAGCTCGAAGAAGCGTCTGCCGATCCTGGAGTAGATCTCGCTGTAGCCCTTTCGATTGGAACTGACACCGCGCTCGATGCGCTGCTCTATGTAGGAGGTCGACATGAAGACCATGCCGCATTTCCCCTCCAGGCGGTTGTACAGGTTTATGAAGTAGTGGAACACATTGTCGTTGAGCTTGTCACCCTCATCGAATATGAGCAGGGGGCTGTCCATCTGCATTATGCTGTCTATGGCGGCCTCAAGCATCTCCCTGATGCGCATCCCCGCGCTGCGCACACCGACCTTGCGGGCTATCTCCCTGACGAAGTCCCCTTTGCGCATGTCCTCGTCGCACAGCACGATGAACACCTCCTGGCTGTCCCCGGCGTATGCATGGGCAGCCGTGGTCTTGCCGCATCCGGCATCGCCGACTATCCACCTTGCTTTCCTGTAGTCCTGGGCGTCCCTGAGAGCGAACCGGATCTCCTGGAAGGCACAGGTCTCGACTGTTTGCCATCCGTCCCGCCCGACCCCGGGGGCGATCTGCGCCATCACCGAACGGAGCATGTCATCGCTGATGAGTTCGAGCTTGCCGTTGAGTATCGCGCTTAGTGTGGCCGACGATACACCCTTGAGGCTCGCTGCCGCCTTGTTCTGGCTCGGGTAACGCTCCACATATCTCTTCAGTGCCTCTACCGTGCACCGTCTTTCTTCCTGTGTCATATCGTGTTGTCTGTTTTATCTTTGTTAATAGGTTATAGCTTGCCTGCGACCTTGCGCTGCTCCACCATGATCCTGCCGTCAAGCGGATCGAACACCATGTTGCTTATCTCCTTGCCTATGCGCCCGGCTGAAAGCTGCTCCGGGTCCATGCTGTATTTCCGGGTGCGCCTCTTGACTTCACGCTCGATCTCCCGCTCCAGGGCCGCCTGCCCGGCGACGCCTGTCATCCTCGGTCTGGAGAGCCCCTGCTGCTCCATGCCGGTGCCGTATTCGCGTTCTATCGTGCGGCCCTCGATCTGACGTATGATCCTGTCCTCGGTGTTGGCCCGGATGTTGCCTGCGATGAACCTGCGCTCCCCGGCTTCCTGTTCCTGGATGTTGCGGTGTATGACGAAGTAGGGCTGGGCTATCCTTGCGAACCTCAGGCTGCCGTCAGCATCCATGGTGTAGAGGCGGACCGAGCTCGGATCGTAGGGGTCGTACTTGGTGTAGAACTTCCTGCCACGGTTGCTGCGCAGGAACGCATGGTCAGGCATGCCGTCAGCACCGTAGACCTCGTAACGGTGCTCCCTCTTACGGATCGTGATCCTGAGGCCGCTGTCAGTGTAGGTAGAGGGCTTGTCGGTGGTGAGCCAGAACATATCTACCATGTCATGCACGGTGACCGTCTGGGTCTCTGGGTTCTCGGAGGTGGCGTACATCTGCGCCCGGCTTATCCCTGTGGCATGGTGCGCACCTTCGTTCCATTCCTGACGCGCCCTGGAGTACGCCTCCTTGAGCTCCTCAAGCGTGTAGAGCTTGTCGATGTTGGCCCTGATCCGCTCTATGTTGGCGCGGCTCGTGCTCCTCTTGGCGGTGATGTTCTGCCCGGTGAAACGCCAGTCCTTGTGCAGCACCTGCATCTGGAACCTCCCGAAGACGCTCTCTATCGTCTTGGACTGCCCGCTGTGGGGGGCGGTGGGGCGGTGCACATGGCTCACCAGGCGGTCGAGGAAATCTCCGATCTTCTTATGTCCCCCCTGGTTGTCGTGCACCAGCTCGTATGGCTTGTGCCCCGACACCTGTATCGCCATGCGGTAGGCGTGGTACTGGGCCTCGTAGTCCTCATGCTCCGATATATGGTACCCGAGCAGCATCTCGGAGTAGGCGTCCATGACCTCGTACACCTGCAGTGTCCTGGCCTCCCATCCCTTGCCGTCCACCCAGGCCCGGTAATAGAGGTTGAGCTTGGTGCCGTCACCGTACCAGAGGGAATCCCTCATGGACGGCATCTCGGTCCGGTTCTTGCGGCTGTAACGCTGGTGGGCGGCGAGCTCGCCGTGCACGGCGTCGTACCACAGAGGCTCGACCTCCGGGCTGTCAAGGTAGCCCCGCAGGGACTCTATGCTCCTGAGCCGTTTCCATCCACGCGATGGTGCCTCGCTGTTGTACTTCTCGAAGATCTGTGCCACGGTGTAAACCGGCACCGAGCTGCGGCGCAGTGCCACTACGTAGCGGGCGGCATCGCCTGTGAGGATGGCTGTGTTGGAGTTCCCGACCTTGCCGCTGATCAGGGCGGCATACCCGTCGTGCCTGTACTCAGCGATCCTGTCGCGGAGCCTCCTGAGGTTGGCAGGGAGGGTGTGGCCGTAGGCTTCGCGCATCCGCTCGTACACATCACCTATGGTGTCGGTGAGACCTGTGGTCCTGCCGTTGCACGCCTTGCGGTACATCGACCGTGCGTCAAGGATCCCTATGAGGCGGTTGAGCACCGAGGCGTTGACGGTATACTGCTCTATGAGCCTGTCGGGCAGGCTGGTCTCCTCACCGCGCTTGTCGTAGCGGTAGTCCTCGTAGAACCGGCGCGCCTCCTCGTCCATGACGAGCGCGGTCTCTTCCCTCAGGCGCATCTCCTCGATCCTCTTTCCAGGGTCGCCGTACTTGGCCTCGAACCGCTTGCGGTAGCACTCCCGGAGCCTGTAGTAGTCGATGCGTGCGCACCTGCCGAGACCGCCCCCTTCAGAAACCCGAAGCGCAGGATCGTGATAAAGTCTGGCGTTAAGAGTCCCCAGCTTCATCACCGGCTCGCCGTCCTTGTCCGAGGTCAGCTCGTCATATGTGACACATACTATGCCTCTGTAAAGCTCCATCTGTGCAGCCCTCCCCGGTTATAGTCCCTTGGCGTAGTCCTGGAGTTTTCGGATCTGCGACACCTTCGTGTCCTCGTGCCTCAGAACGGTCCTCCCTCTGAATATCACCCGTCCATCTCCGGTGGCCATGTCCATCTCAAGTTTGGCTCCGTTGGGGAACATCTGGTGCATGATGCCTTCGGTGGTGAAGACGCACTCCATCTCATCGGCAACCACCTGCGGCTGGCAGCCAATCTCCCTTGCAGCCTTGCGGATCCTCTTCGCAAGGTCCGATCCACCGTGGCTGGCATCGTTGGCAAGCGCGCCGCGTACTATACGGTCCTTGCAGCCGAAGATCTTCATAAGCCTCTCTTTCTGCTCCCTGGTCGCTGTAAAGAACACTCTCATCTCTTATTGTCGTTTTTTGGTTCCTGTTTCATTTCGAGTTCCCTCTCCATCCTCTCGATGGCATCACCCATCGAGCCGTATGCGAGCGCGAGTGCCATGTAATGCCTCGACTTTACCATCTCTGCCTCGCTGTGGGTCTCCTCATACCTGTCGAGCACCGTTCCGGTGTCGCTGTGGTTGCGCCTGAGCGTCTGAAGGAGCTCCCTTGCAGCCTTGTCAGCCATCTTTTCTGTCTGTTGTTTCATATTGATCTCGTTCTGTGGGTCCCGGTTGCCCGGTCACCTGTTATACTTGTGGAAGAGCCGGGATTCGAACCCGGTAAGCCTCTCTTTAACCAATCATATATGGGATGCTCGCGCGCCCCGAACCTTAAAACCTAACTGCCCGCATCGACCGTCAATGGGCAGGTTCCTCTTCCGTGGCGGGCACCGGGATTAATGCTGAACCCGGTGCCCTATCTCACCTTAAAAAACTCGCCGTTCGCGTCTCTCGACGCAGGCCAGTCCGCTCTCGGACCTTGCCCTGTATTGTTCAATAATTGCTGTCACATGTACTCTTCTCACGCTTCACTTATCACCGGTTCCGCCGAGCAGCTGTGGGCTGTGACCAGTCTGCGCCTGAGCTTATCCACATAGGTAGCCGAGGCTGTGAAGGTGATGCCGTTCTCCTCATCGTAGCGGAAGGGGGTGCCGTCCATTATGAGTACCGTTGCCACCTTGTGCTTTACGCTCTGTGTGCGCCATTCTTTGATATCTTTGTCTTTGCTCATGATTTTAAATTTGTTAAAAACGCGGTTTTTTCGTATCTTTGACCGCCACACCATCCGGTATGCGATGCAAAGGTAAGTGATATTTTTCAACCACGAAAATTTTTCGGGGATAATTTACATCATATGAGCAAAATTTTATCTCGAATACAAGAAATAGCCTCAAGAGAAGGAATAACTATCGGCGCAATGGAGCGCATGATAGGGGCAAGCAAAGGCGTGCTATCACGTGCAATAGCTAATGGAACGGACATTCAATCAAAATGGCTTATGTCTATTGTTGAAAATTATCCCAAGTATTCAGGAGATTGGTTGCTAACAGGTCAAGGTGACATGTTAAAAGGTGAGAAATCTCAACAAAACACAACAATTCCTATCATACAACAGGAGATATCTGAGTCAACAGCTACAGAGGAGGTACCGAGTCTGAGTCTGGCACAGATGCGTCCACGAATACCTTTGGAAGCTGCTGCCGGTTCACTGTCAATAATGACTCAATCAGTGTCTGACTCGGATTGTGAAATGCAGCCAATCATCAAACGACTCCCTGAATATGATTTCACAATCATGGTAAAAGGTGACTCGATGGAGCCAAATTTCAAATCAGGAGACGAACTCGCTTGTCGTATGGTCAGGGAATCGTCTTTCATACAGTGGGGACAGCCTCACATTGTGGACTCGTATGACGGAATAGTGCTGAAAAGAATCCATAACAGCGGGGACAACATACTATGCACGTCCGACAATCCAAGATACGGAGAATTCCCGATCCCTAAGAAGGATATCTACAGGCTCGCTCTCGTTGTAGGGCTCATACGGCAATTCTGAACCACGCATGAATACAAAACCGTAGCAAAAGTAGCACACAAAGAGCATAACATACCCCACAATATGACCCACAAATTCGTCGCGCACGCTTTATGATACATTCCAGGTCTATATAAACAAGCTAAAACACTATAAATAAACGACAACCGCCTATTTTATAATAGGTGGCGATGTGTGATTCCATGGTATTTTTACCCCCTCTATCCATTCATTTTCGCCAATAATCAGGATTTTTTCTGAAATATGTGTATCTGAATCCCAATTTTTTTACTCGCAAATGCATAACCAAACGCATAACCAAATGCATAACCAAACCTAATTTTAACACTTTTTAGCATAAAATTAGGGTGTCATCGAGCCGATTTCGATGACACCCTTTCAGTATCGTTATATCTCCTTTCTGATGCCGTTCAGTCTGCCTCCTTATCACCTTTGCCACGCGCACACGAAATAAGCGTAGACTGCTTGATTATAGCATGTTTAGTTATAATTGACCCATTCCCTGAAAGACCTGCATGAAGCAGGTAACACTTGCTTGCGCCCACCTGTTCAGCCGACAGCACGGTATACACTGCAGAGATGCTGCTGAAATACCAGTCCCTCTGCCTGGATCCATCGATCGGCTTTGTCAGATGCACATGAATAACCTTTGCCAT